CGGGACCGGGAGCAGGAGGGGATACCTACGGATGATTAAAAATCTCACCCTTTCCACTTTTTTCCACTAAATTCCACTTTTTTCCACTGAATTCCACTTTTTTCCATTGAATTCCACTGAGGAATGCTGTAAACTGTATAATAAGAGAGAAGCGAAAAGCGGAGCGATCCGGCTTTTCGCTTCTTCTTATTACCCCCAGCGCCGGGGATCTGGCTTTTTTGGGGCTGTGGATAAGGTTCTGGGGGTCTCGTTGACAATAGCGGAGCTGGGAGCAACGGTGAAATGCGTCTGTGGATGCTTTGGGGCTGCCTTGCGGGTCTTACCGCACCCTCTGTAGCCGGGCGCACCTGCCGCAGGGATTCAGGGGCTGTGGATTTCTTTTTTGCTTTGGCTGATGGGGTGCATATATTTGCCTCTTGTCAAAGAAAAAGCGCCCCTGCGCCCAGGCAGCAAGTCTTTGAGCGTTTCCCGGGCGGGAGGCATTTTTACCGGTCCCACTTCTGAGTGCTGTATTTGAATGCAGGCAGCTATGGGCGGTGGAGAGCAAAGGCTTTATGCAGATGATGACCCCGGAAAAATGCCGGGAGACCCCGGCTTCATCTGATTGGAAGGAGGATATGCCATGGGTGAACGAGGAAGGACGCCGAAGTTTAAGGAAGTGTCCGAAATGGAGGGGCTGATTAACGATTACTTCGCAGATTGCGAAGGAAAACCGCTGCTGGATGGGGATGGTCAGCCTGTTTTTGATAAACGGGGGAATCCGATTTTGATGGGCGCACATCCTCCCACTGTGACGGGTCTGGCCCTGGCTTTGGGGTTTACGTCCCGGCAGGCTCTGCTGAATTATCAGGCGAAGGCAAAATTCGTTGACACGATAACGAAGGCGAAGTCGATTTGCGAGGAATATGCAGAGCGGCGGCTGTTTGATCAGCAGGGGTGCAATGGTGCAAAGTTCTCACTGATCAACAATTTCAAGGGCTGGTCTGAGAAACAGGTGGTGGAGGCGGACATGAAGAATCAGGTGACCATTAACATTGACCTGGTGGATGATGAGGAAGAAGATGGCGGCAAATGAACATTGATATCCGTATCAACAAGCGGGTGTTCAATGCTGTGTATCTGCCCTATCTCAAGGATGCGTCCCGGTATCTTATTTTTTACGGCGGCGGTTCTTCCGGGAAGTCCTTCTTCATTGCCCAGCGGTACATCCTCAAAATGGTCACTCCCCAGCGGTGCAACCTGCTGTGTGTTCGTCAGACCGGAGACACCAACCGAAAAAGCACCTTTCCCCTGCTCAAACAGGTGATTTCCCTGTGGGAGCTGGGGGCTTACTTCAAGGTCAACGAAAGCGATATGCGGATTATCTGCACCCTGACGGGAAATGAGATCGCTTTTGCGGGACTGGATGACGTGGAGAAGATCAAGTCCATCACATTTGCGGGGGGCGAGCTGACGGATATCTGGGTGGAGGAAGCTACGGAGTGTCAGGAAGCGGATATCAACCAGCTGAAGGTTCGTCTGCGAGGCGGCAAAAGCAAAAAGCAAATGGTTCTCAGCTTCAACCCCATCAACATTCAGCACTGGATCAAGCGGCATTTCATGGATTCCGGGCTTGCTACGGTATGTTTCAGCACCTACAAGGATAACAAGTTTTTGAGTGCTGACGATATCAAGGCTCTGGAGGATCTTCAATACAGTGACGAGTACACCTACCGGGTCTACTGCCTGGGACAGTGGGGTATTCTTGGCAAGACTGTGTTCGATGCACAAGCCATTCAGAAGCGGCTGGAGCATCTGCCCAAGCCGGTCAAGGTGGGGTATTTCACTTACGACTATGACGGGGTTCGGATCTGCAACATTCGCTGGGTCAACGACCGGCAGGGCTACATTCGGCTTTATCGTCTGCCCAACACACCGGGCTTTACCCGGTATTGCATCGGCGGGGACACCGCCGGGGATGGCAGCGACTATTTTACCGGTCATGTTCTGGATGCAAAGACCGGGGAACAGGTGGCTGCCCTCAAGCACCAGTTTGATGCAGACCAGTACACCCGGCAAATGTACTGCCTGGGGATGTACTATGGAGAAGCGCTCATTGGCATTGAGGCGAATTTTGACAGCTATCCCATTCGGGAATTGCAGCGGCTGAATTATTGCAACCAGTATGCCCGGCTCACCCAGGACAGCAACACCGGCAAGACGGAGCACCGTTTCGGTTTCAAGACGACTTCTCTGACCCGGCCCACGGCCATCTCTCGGCTGATTGAAGTGGTACGGGATCACTGCTATCTGATCAACGACCGGGACACCCTGGAAGAACTGCTGACCATCGTTCGGAACGAAAAGGGCAGGATCGAGGCTCCCATTGGCGGTCACGATGACCAGATGATGGGACTTGCCATTGCCCATGAGATCCGCTCACAGGTGGTGTTCCCCAGTAATACGATCCATGTGCCGCCTCAAAGGCATTTTGCCCAGGAGAAGGTCATGTTTGATGTGTCTTTGGACTATGGAGAGCCTATCAATATTATTTAGGAGGTTTCGTATGAACATTTTGCTGTGCTTGGCATTGGGGATCCTGTTGCTCCAGTGCTTTTTCCTGGGGGTTATTGTCGGTCATCGGATCGGCCTCAGTCCCCCTTCTGCGCCTGTGGATACTGCCCCGCTTTCCCGGAAGGAAGCGAAGATCCACAGACAGCAGGAAGCGCAACGGCAGATTGCTCTTTCCCGGCTGGATACGATTTTGCACAATGTGGAAGCTTACGACGGCACCCCGGCTGGGCAGCTGGATATTCCCGGAGGTGACGGCGCATGAGCGGTATGCATGTAGAACAGATCGCCGAAACCCCGGTGTGGTCGCTGTATGAGCGGGGGCGGAACTTCCACCGCCGGGTGGGGATCTACGCCGACACCGACCGGAACTACGCCTTTTACAACGGCAACCAGTGGCAGCACGCCAAGCTGGGGGACGTGGAGCCGGTGCAGAAGAATTTCATCAAGCCCATTGTCAAGTACAAGGTTGCGGTGATCCACGACAACCTGTACGCCATCAATTTCAGCAGCACCAACTATGAAAACAGGGAGTTTCGCCATACCGCTGAAAAGGTGTGCGACCTTCTGAACCGGTACGCTGCCAATGTCTGGGAGCAGACCAAGATGGACTTCAAGGGCCGCCGGATCTGCAAGGACAGTGCTATCAATGATGAAGGCATTCTGTATGTCAACTTCAATGTGGAAAAGATGCTGCCGGAGAATGAGGTCATCAAGAAGAACGATGTGTACTACGGCAATGAGAACAGCGACGATATCCAGTCTCAGCCTTATATTCTGATCCGCCGAAGAATGCCTGTCTCCAATGCCGTTATCTTTGCTTTGGACAACGGACTGCCGGAGGGTCAGACGGATTATATCATTGGGGACAATGACACCTTTGAGGAGTCCGGTGAGGCTGCCAAGATCGAAGTGGATGACCAGGTGACCATTGTTTACAAGTTCTGGAAAGAGCAGGGCACCGTTCGGTTCTCTATCGCTACCCGGTGGGTGACCATTGTGGAGGAGCGGGACACCGGTATCAGCCTCTACCCTATCGCCCACATGGTTTGGGAAGAAAAGGAAGGTTCCTCCCGAGGGGAAGGTGAAGTTCGGTATTTGATCCCCAACCAGATTGAGGTGAACCGCACCGAAGTTCGCCGTGTTCTTACCGTCAAGTATCAGGCATATCCCCAGAAAGTGGTGGACAGCTCCAAAATTGCCAACCCCGATGCTCTGAACCGGGTGGGCAGCGTGATCCGCACCAACGGTCAGCCGGTGGAGGATGTGCACAAGGTTGTTGGCTCTCTGCCTCCTGCTACCATGTCCCCCGATGTAAAGCAGCTCCAGGATGATCTTATTTCTGTTTCCAGAGACTTGAGCGGTGCGGGTGATGTTGCTACCGGTGCCGTGAATCCTGAGAACGCCTCCGGCCGTGCCATCCTGGCGGTGCAGCAGGCATCCCAGGCACCCATGACCGAGCAGCGGGAATCCTACAAGAATTTCATCGAGGACATTGCCAAGATCTGGCTGGAATACCTGATTGCCTACAGTGCCGATGGTCTGCCGTTGGAAGATACGGAAATTGACCCGGCAACCGGGCAGGAGGTTGTGCAGATCGTTACCGTCCCTCAGGTCACTTTGCAGAATCTGAAAGCCACGGTGAAGATCGACATCACCCCGAAGGGTGTGTATGACCGGTTCGCCCAGGAGCAGACCATTGAAAATCTGCTGATGCAGGGTTTTTTCAGCACCCAGCGGGTGGGCGAGCTGGAGATATACGCCCGGCTTTTGGACGATGACAGCGTGGCCCCCAAGGTGAAGATCCTGGAAGCGGTGGCGGAGATCAAGAAACAGCAGATGCAGATCGCCCAGATCCAGGCACAGAGCCAGATCATGATGCAGCGGGCCAATCAGTTCCTGATGTCCGATCCGGAGACTCAGGCACAGCAGATGGCTGATGCAGAGGCCGCCATGGCCCAGGCAGAACAGCAGGCTTCCGCCGGTCAGTCCTATATGTAAAGAGCAGCCTTATCGGCTGTTTTTTATTTGCCCAGGCGTGGACGGCGTAAAAAGCTACGGACTGGTGAAGGCAAACACCACATAAAAAATAGGAGGTTCTTATGGAACAGGAAATTATGGAACAGCAGAAACAGGAAGAAATGATCCCCGGCGCAGAATCCGAAACCATTCAGCAGCAGCCTGAGCGGGAGCCGGGGAGCGAGACGGAAAAGGTCTACACAGAGGCAGATTTCAACCAGGCTGTGAATGACCGGGTCAACGACCTGCTCAGCAAGAAGTTGGGCAGAAAAGAGGCCAAAATCCGCAAGGAGTACGAAGGCCGTTACGGCAGGCTGGAAAGCGTGCTGCGGGCCGGTACTGGCAAGGATGATCTGGACGAGATTTCCGATGATCTTGAAGGCTTTTACCGTGAGAGGGGCGTTCAGATCCCCCAGGTGCAGCGGCAGTTTTCCGAGCGGGAGACCGCCATTCTCGCCAGGGCTGAAGCTGATGAGATCATCGGTGCAGGAGACACGGAAGATGAACTGAATCGGCTTGCTTTGCTGGGTGACCGGCTCAGCGACAAGGACAAACAGATCCGTTCCCATCTGCTGGATCACAAAAAGAACGCTGAACGCACCAGCGCTCTGGCAATGATCGGCGCAGATGCCAACGACAAGGAATTTCTTTCCTTTGCGGACAAGTTCACCGATTCTGTGCCTCTGGCAGAAGTGTACCAGATCTACCAGAATACCAAACCGAAAAAAGATATCACACCCCCGGGAAGCGTTAAGAGTGCTGATTCCAAGGACGATTCCGTGAAGGATTTTTACACCAGAGACGAGGCTATGAAGTTCTCCAGACAGGACTTCGACAAGAACCCCGCCCTGTTTGCATCTGTCCGGAAGTCCATGCAAAAGTGGTAACGCTTCCCACCTGAGGAAAGGAAGTTTTTTACTATGGCAGTAACCAATTTTATTCAGACCGTATGGTCTAAGCAGATCCAGGACGACCTGGAGCTGAAGTGCAAGCTGGTGGACAACTGTCTGCGCAGCTATGAAGGCGATGTCCAGTACGCCCGGTCTGTTAAGATCCTGGGCGTTGGTGAACCTACCATCGGCAAGTACGAAGGTACGGATATCACCATTGAAGCTATGACCGATAAGGGCCAGCAGCTGGATATCGACCAGGCGAACTACTTTGCCTTCTACGTTGACGACGTGAACAAGGCCCAGAGCGTTCCCGGTTTGATGGAGGAATACCAGCGCAAGGCTGTCCACGGCCTTGCCGTGAAGCGTGACAGCTTTGTGGCAAACCTCATTAAGTCCGGCACCAACATCACCACTGCTGACGGCAATACTGAGGCGGCAGTCAAGAAGGCCATCGACGAGGCTATCGTTGCGCTGCGGGAACGTAACTTTGACGAAGATGGTGTCATCGAGATCACTCCCGCTGTCTACAACCTGTTCAAGAATCAGCTGATCACTCTGTCCACCGACAACCCCGAATACATCAAGAAGGGTAAGGTTGGCGTGTACGATGGTTTTGATGTGATCATGTCCAACAACCTGGTCAAGGATGTCACCCATGTGTACTGCGCCGTTCGTGGCAGAAAGGCTGTTGCCTTTGCCGGTCAGATCAATGAGGTGGAAGCTCTGCGGGCGGAGAAGGTTTTCGCCGATATCGTCCGCGGCCTGGACACCTTCGGCGCAAAGATCATCGACCAGGATCGGATCCAGGTGGTAAAGGTTCCCGTCTAAGGAACCACTGATATAGAGGGGGGCACTCGCTCCCCCTTTATTTGTAAATACAGCAGAAGGGATGGAAACTATGAATTTTGTAAAAGCTCCCAGCATTGACCTTTATCCCGGTGTGGTGGTGGATGAGGGTACCTGTCTGGAGTACAATTCCGAAACGGTTATCCAGCGGATTGAGAATCTGACAATGCATACCACCTATAAGACCTCCGGAAAGGATTTTGAAACCATCGTGGATGCGGCGGTGAAGCTGGCTGTGGGGGACGTTCTGATCTTTGAGAACGGCGGTCGTGGCTACATCAAGCCTGTAGAAAAATTCGTCACCGTGGAAGATGCCATTGCTGACCTGGAAGCCTTGAAGGGGATGAGGTGATGCACCATGTTTCAAATCAGCGAGGACAATTCCATTGGGGTGACCCGGGGGGATGTTTGTTTTTTTGATGTGGAGGCTTGGGAGGAGGGGGAACCCTATCTTTTTCAGCCGGGGGATGTTTTGCGGATCAAGGTTTATGAGCGGAAG